CAAAGACCCCAACCAACTTAACCTGGCACTGACTCCGCCGGCTCCGGCGCCCTCCCTGCCCAACGGCACCACCCCCGCGCAAGCCTCGCAGCTCGCGCGGCGGGCGCGCGAGCGGACCACCGGCAAGCTCGACGCCACCGCCACGCTCGCCAAGCTCGCGGCGAAGGGGAAGCGCAAGACGGCCCCCAAGCCCGCCGGAGACACCAACCCGCGCCGCAAGGGGAAGTGACCGATGTACCTCGCTATCATCGCGCAACCGTCGCCGCCCCATGAGCCCACGCTCCCGGTTCAGGTCGCAGCCCCCACCGCCGAGAGCGCCATCACCGCGCTCAAGCTCACCGTTCCATCCCTGGTGAAGTATCACGGAGTGGATATCTATTCGGTTGAGCTTGGCGCCGAGGCGCCCCGGGCCCGGTGGGGTGGCGCCGGCGCCCCCATCGCCGTCTACGATGCCCACACGTTTGCTCGCGTCACCGCGACACTCACCGACCACATCCCCGCCACCGGGAGGAGGCGCAAGTGAAGCACCGCGCACCCTGCCCCAGCTGCGCGCGCATCGTTGATGTTGCGCCCCTACACGCCGACCGTCGCCCCGACGAATCGACCGCCCACGCTCGATATCAGGAGCGGCAAGCAATCGCTAGCCTCATGTTCGAGGTGTGCCACCACGAGCGCCCGACGGGCACGGGCGCATGCTCCGGGGTCGGTCTTTTCGTGCCACGCCACGTCGTGTCGACGACCGTCGGCGCGGTGGCGTCCGTGCGCCTGCCCGACGGGCGCGATATCGTCATCGAAGTGGAGCCGCACAGCTCCGGCGCCGGATGGATGTACAGGCTCACCGCGTCGGACAGTCCGGCTATCCAGGCCGGCACCGTCGGGGGCTCGACCGACGTCGTTGCTTTGCTCATCGCCTCAATCATCCGCTACGGACTCAACCAGGTGACCCGATGAGCATTCCCGACGAAGCGGCCACCCCCGCTGAGACTCGCGCTTCATGTGACCGAACCATGGCCATGCTTCGAGGCTACAAGCTCGCCGAGGATGCCGCGCGCCGCGTCCGCCCCCTCTGGTACGCCGCTATCGTGGTCGCACTCGCCGTCGGATATCAAATCGGTTGCTGGCGCTTCGCGCCCTGAGGTCTCATGCGCACTTTTTCTTTCCTCACCAACGTCCCCGCCCCCACCGGCGCATCGCGCCAAGGAGATTCCATGTTCGTTTCCAGTGCCAGCACCGCTCTCATCCCCGGCAAGCGCATCAAGGCGGCTCACCGCAAGTTCGGGGCGGGCATGCCGCTCAAGGCGTTCGCGCGCCAGCACGCCGAGATCCCCCAGCCGTGGCCCACGCCGATCGCGGCGCGCGCGTGGCTCAAGAACAAGGGCCGGTGACCGCCATGCCCTACCCCTCCGGCTCCTTCGCTGTCGGCGACGACGCTTGGGACCAGCCGACCGGATAGCTATCGCTTACCGCGACGGCTCGCGACCAGCGCGACCAGCGCGGCGCCGATGGCCAGAATCACACCGGCGCCGCGCTTCTTTGCCGGCGCCGGTGCCGCTCCCGTTCCAGCGTAGCCGGCCTGACGCCACGCTCTCAGCTGTGCCCACGCTTCGTCGAGCACCGCCTGATGACGCTTCGCCGTCGACGGCGGCCCCTCCCATATCGGGTAGATGCTGAAAACCCGCTCCCGCCACGACGTCGTGCGGTTGATGAGCGCGTTGACATCGACCTTGGGCGCCGGCGCCGGCGCCGCTCCGCGCTCCGCCTGCCACGCGTCCGACGCCGCGGCCAGCGCGTTCACCTCCGACCAGAACGCCTCGGGATTCGGCAGCCCCCATGCCCATCCCATGTCTTGCGTCCCGATGAAACGCTCGCCGCCGTCGAGCCCGGCTACGCGCCACATCAGTTGCCAGTAGCGCCCGCCGACCCCGAACCATTCTTCGGTCTCCGACGGCGACAGCGGCACCGCCCGGCGGTTGTAGGCGTCGAGTACGGCGAGAGCGTAGATGCGCGGCGGCGCCGGGGTGGCGCGCGCCAGGTCGTTGACGGCGGTAAGCATCGACATAGCTATTTACTCCCTGATGTCATCGAGGATTCGCATCGCGGTCGCCTTGCCCCCGGGCAGCTGGTCGACCACGTCGCGCAGAATCGTCCGCGCCACCGTCTCCGTGTTCGGCGTGCGCTCGACCCGTCGGCGGATGCGCTGGAGCTGCGCGGCCTGGTAGACCCACCCCAGAGCGGCCAGAGCTGCGACGATGGCGGGGCCCTTGCGCATATCTATTTGCCTCCCTGCGGCGCCTGCGCCGGCGCCGGCGGGCGCGGTTGCGGTCGCGCCGGGGCAGACAACAGCCCCTTGACCATTCCCGCCATCTGTAGCAGCGCCGGCGCACCTTGCGCGATTTCAGCGATGGTCTTCGCCCAGCTCTCAGAGTCCGCGTGTTCGTGCGCCGTCACCAGCTCGACGAGTTGATGCTCCGCCTTTCGTAGCGCCGCGTCGGACGCGTCGGCTCGCTTCCGCTGGCGCTCCGCTTCCTCGCGCCAGTAGCCCGATTGCGACACGGCATCGCGCGCCAGGTCGCGCGCGGTGTCAAGCGTCGGCCTGATGGTCGCTACAAGCAGCTCAATGTTGTCTTTCGTCGCTCGCGTCACCACCGACACGAGCTGAACCGTTTCACCGACGCGCGCCGACGTCGCAGGCGACAGCGGCTCGAGCTCGGCCGCGGCCCCGTCGTTGTGAATCGGCGCCCCGATGATGCGGCCCTTCCCGTCGCGCAGCTCGACGCGCACCCACGGCAACTCACTCAGCGCGGACAGGATAGGCGTCCACCGGGCCCGCTTCGTACCGGGCGCGAGCTCGCGCGTTTCCCCATCCGCCATCACGGTGACTACCGCGGCGGGTTGGGCGTTCTTGAGCGACAGCTTGATACGGTCCAGCGTGGCGTTTGTCATCGTGGCCTCCCCCTCGACACTACCACCGCGACCAGCGCCAGGGCGACGACGAGCACCACGCCCCCGGCGCCGGCGCCGGTCGCTCCGCCCCGCCGCGCTGGTTGCGGCGTAGGCATGACCTCGACCGCCGGCGGGGCCGTGATGACCCCGTCGTCGACAAGCGTTCGCGGGTCAACCACGATATCCCGGTGCGTTTCGCCTCGACCCTGGTGCGGCTTCGTTCGCACCTCCCAGTGGACATGCCTCAGCCCCGACATCGACCCGACGCGCGCGCCCATCGACACCGGCCCCAGCTCGGCCAGGTCGCTTGCCAGTAGGTGCGCCAGGACGTGATATCGACCCGAGGCGCCCCGAATCATCACGCCCGCGGGGCCGTAGCCGTTCCACGGTCGCGCGTCGGCCCGGTAGTCGGCGCGGTTGATAGGCGCCGACGTCCATCGCGCCACAACCTCGCCGTCCTCGGGGGCATACACCGCCGTCCCCTGCTTGCCCCCGAGGTCGAGCCCCAGGTGCGTTCGTCCATCCGGCCGGTAGGTGGACCGGTCGTATAGATATTCACCGTGAGGCGTCACCCGCACGACATCGACGGGCCAACGAAGTTGACCCGTCGAGAACTCGGGCAGTGACGGCAGGTCCATCCCTACAAGCTCAGATGCCAGATGACCTGCGTGGTTAGCTCCTCGGCGCCCTGAGGCAAGTCGACCACCACGAGTCTTGCCAGCGGCGGGATAGCCGTCGGCCCGTAGACCTGCTGAATCTGCGGGCCCTTCAACCCGCCCGAGGTGTTCTGGTAGTACGGCTCGACGTATTGCGTCCAGTACAGCGTGAGCCCGGTCGCATCGTAGTAGCGGAGTCGAATCACCGAATCCGAGTCTCCCAGGATATCCCCCGGGAGCACCGTCACCGCGACCGCGCGCCCGGGGATGAGCGCGTTTTCGGTCGTGCCCGGGGTTAGGTGCAGCGGCAGCGTGTATCGGGGCTTGTGCACCCACGAATCGCCGTAGCCCGGGGACTCGTGGATTCGGCACGCGTAGCGCGGAATCGGGTCCGGCGCCGCGCTGCCCGTCCAGGTCGAGTACACCGAAACCGAGACCTGGCTACACGGAGACAGCTGGTACACCGCGCCGAGCGTCGGGTAGTCCATCGTCACCAGCTCGGCCCCGATGTTGAGCCGGAGCACCGCACCCAGGTTCGGCATCGTGGGCGCCACCGCGACCACCGCGCCGCCCGCGTCCGGCGTCACCACGCCGACCGGGGTCGTGGGCAAGGTCTGCCCGCCGCCCGCCGTCGCCGCGTAGCAGGTCAGCGACCACGGTCGCGCCGACCGGTCGCCGAGCCGCACGCCCACGAGTTGCGTTTCCGCCGGGAGCGGCGTCGCATCCGCGTAGCCGTACCACGAAGACCCCGACCATTCGGCGTCGGTCAACTCGCGCGGACTCACGAGAACACCCCCGCCAGCGCGCGCGCCGCACTGCTCACCGCCGACCGCGCGCGCCTCGCCACTTCCTTGGGCCCCATGTCGGCCAGTGCCGACACCGTCGACGCCACCGCCACCGCGCCCGGGGGCAAGAGCGACGCGACCACCGGCGACGACACCGCCTGGTTCAGCAGCTCGCGCGCCGCGCGGGCCAGCGCCGCCTTTCCGGTCGGCGCCGCGGTTCGCAGAGTCATCGTCCGGCCGTCGTTGAGCGGAACGGACAGCGACGCGCGCTTGCCCGCGATGTCCCACCGCAGCTTGCGCCCGAGCACCGGCACCATGGCCGGCGCCGGCGCCGGCGCCTGGTACTCGTCGGCCGCGTCGTCGGCGCCCAGCGCCAGGCCGGTCTGCCGGTTGTAGTCCTCGATGGCGCCGGCCAGCTGCGCGACGTCGTTGTCATCGTAGAGGCCGGCCCCGTCGTCGTCGCCGCCGAGAGCGGCCTCACCGCCCCCGACGAGTTCGTCAGCGTCGAGCCCGGCCAGCTCGGCGCCCGTGTCACGCGTGTTCGCGGCCAGCTCGGCCGTTTCGTGGTTGAACGTGTCGTCACTCATCGCATATGCCTTTCGTGGAAGTGGACGCATCCCGAGCGCAACCGACGGGTCCCATATCGCGCCGTCCGACAGTCGGACGTAGACGTGCACCATCGGCTTGCGCTTGCGTCGTCGCTTGCCTCGACGCTTGACCGCATCGGACAGTGCGCGCGCGCCGCACACCTCGGCGCGCGCGCCGGGGTCTACTCCGCTGCGCCACAGCTCCGCCAGCGCATATGCCGTGAGTGCCTTGCAGTCGCCGCGTCCGACCGCTAGCAGCTCGCTTGCGTCGAGCCAGTGCACCGAGCCGGCGCCCTTGTCATCGTATCGCACACCACTTCGCAGCAGCGGGGGCAGGTACCCTAGCCGCAGGTTGTGGCGCGCGTACGCGTCGACCAGCCCGGCGAGTAGCCGAGAGTCGAGAGCAACCGACATCGTGAACCGCGGGCGCATGAGCTGATAGCTATCTGACTTGCGACTGCCCGGTCAGGACATCGTCAGGACGTAGAGCGCCGGGCTGATGGTGATGCTGGTCGCCGCCGCGGGGGTCGCGGTGGTCGAGAACAGCAGGTTGAGCGGCACCGACGGGAGGATGATGTCCCAGTTGATGCGGCTCACGGTCGCGTTCGCCGCGAACGCGCCCACCGGCACACCGCCGGCGCCCGCCAGCTGGTTGCGGTCACCGATGTTGGCCGCGGACAGCAGGACATCGGCGCCCGGCGCGCCGATGATGGTGACGCTGATGATGACGATGATGATAAGAAAGACGATGGCGAAGATGGTGATTCCACTGTTGCGACTGCAAAAGCAACTGACGATGCTGCCACGGCAACCGATGCCGATCCGGTAATCGAGGATAAAGAAAAGTCGCCTGAATTCAAGCCGCGCTATCAAGTGGCGATGCCGGATGATTTTGACGAACAGGTCAAGTCAGTCGATGACAGAGAAGCGGCATTGCTGGAAAAGTTCAAGCTGGCGAGTTGGAAGCCGATGACTTTGTGGTGGAAAACCGCAAGCTATCGAATGAAAGGCGCGAGCTAGACACGCTGCGCACCAAGGCGGAAATCGCCAGAGAAATGGGCGCGCAGACTGCCGAACAAGAGTGGAATTTTACAGTGACCAACTTCATGCGCAAAGTGAAGCGTGATGAGGGGATTGATTACGCTACCGATGAAGCCAAGGGCAGCGACCTGGATGCCTTCGTGAGAGCGCTTGCCAACAACCCGGCGAACGCAGACAAGGATTATGAGTGGTTCTTGAGTGAGGCGCATAAGCGCATCAAGGTATTGCATGGCGTTGTCGCAACGAAGAAAGAAGAACCTGCGCCTAAAGCCGTAACGACAAGGAAACCGCCAACCGACAAACTGCCAGCAACATTGGCACAAGTACCGGGCGGTGATGGTCCTGGTGATATTAGTGGTGATGAGTTCTCGGAGTTGGATGCGCTGGACGGGCTGGAGTACGAAAGGGCATTAGCGAGCATGTCCAAAGAAAAGCGAGATCGGTATTTGAAAGCCGCGTAATGTCAGATATTGATTCGCAGCTGACGATTGATGTTAGGCCAGGTGAGCATCTACTGATAGAGGAAGGGCGTATCACGGTCGAAGTACTAGACAAAAGCGGTAAGGTGGTGCGGTTGCGTGTGACCGCACCAAGATCAATAAAAATACAGCGCAAGGAGAGGAATCTCCTCGCGCCATGCGTGGCACAGTAGCAATGTAGTTTATTTTTTTACCTTAGCAAGGCGCGCAGGAGTGTGCCTTGGTTGATAACTTAACCAAGGAGCAACTCTAATGGCGCAAACACTTGTTGGGGTAAATGATCCCCGCGCAGTAAAACGGTATTCTGGCAATCTTGCCATTGATACCTCATTGAAATCCTACTTCGGGCCACGGTTCATGGCCTACGGCGCAGAGGCGGAAGTCCCTGTCCAGGTGTTAACTGATCTTGAGTCTGATGCAGGCGAAGAGATCAAATACGATCTGATGGCTGAACTCGTCATGGCGCCGATTGAAGGCGAAGATGACCTGGAAGGCAAGGAAGAAAAGCAGCGCTTCTACACCGACTCTGTGTATATCGACCAGGCACGCTGCGGGGTTAACACCGGCGGACGCATGACACGCAAGCGCACGATTCATAATCTGCGCGAAAAAGCCAAGCGCCAGCAATCCTCATGGTGGGCACGCCTGCAAGATCAGCTGTTGTTCATTTACCTCTCTGGTTCGCGCGGCATGAACCCGGACTTTCTATTGCCTGTCGGCTATACCGGGCGCGCCAACAATCCATTGGTGACACCGGATACCGCACACCAGTTATACGGCGGAACAGCAACGGCATTCAACAACATCAATTCCACTGACAAGATGTCGCTTGGCGCAATTACCAATGCGTTTAACCGGGCAACTGTTCAGGGTGGTGGAATTTCTGGTATCCCCGTCATGCAGTCATGCAAGATCGACGGTGCAGAAGTGTTTGTCTGTGTAATGCACACTTGGCAGGAAGACGATCTGCGCAAGAGCACAGCAACGGGCGATTGGCTGGATTTACAAAAAGCTGCTGCTGCCTCAGAGGGGCTTAAGTCGCCATTGTTCAAAAACAATCTCGGCATGCACCGTGGTGTTGTTCTGCACTCAAACAAAGGGGTTATCCGATTCAATACGGCGGGGGCAGGCGCAAACGTCGAAGCTGCGCGCGCATTGTTCATGGGTGCGCAGGCGGGTGTTTGCGCCTACGGATCGCCAGGAACCAATACCCGATTTACTTGGTTTGAGGAAACCCGTGATAACGGTGACAAGGTTGTTATCAGCACGTCATCCATTTTCGGGTGCAAGAAAACCACTTTCACGACAGAAGCAGGGTCGCAGGATTTTGGCGTGTTCGCCCTAGATACTGCCGCTGCCTCTCGTTAATTTATTGATATAAGGAGAATATGCCATGACTTTTGCAGCGAATGCAAGTAATGACTACTTAACTGGGCGCAAGCCTATTCCTACGCCAGCAGGCATTGAATCTGTTGCTGTCCGCTATGAACTCAGCTTGGCGACAAGTGAACTCGCGGCCAACCAGATCGGTGAGATTGGCGTCTTGCCTGCCGGTTGCGTCCCTGTCGGTGCTTATTTTGATGCGGACGACGTTGACACGAATGGCACGCCGACAATTGTGGCTGAGATTGGCTTGTCGAATGCGGCGGTGTCGAACAACATGCAAGCCAAAGGCGGAACAGCAAGCTCTACTGCCGCTGCCGATGGTGGTGCCGCATGGATTACCGGGCTGACGACTGGGCAGGCTGGCGGGCAATCAGTCGTTGCCAGCAAGGCGATCTCGCGCGTCACGCCTGTCGCATGGGATCGGTACATTCTGCTTAAATTTACAGCAGGTGCGGCAACCGCTGCGGCAGGCAAAGTCGGGCTGACGCTCACTTATCGTCCTGCTTGATTAACTCCTCCGCCATCCGCATGGGTGGCTTCACGGGGGAGGTATTGCCTCCCCTTTTTTTCTGGAGATTATTATGAGATTAGCAACAGACATAAAACCCCGCATCGACGGGAATGTTGTGGCAGAGGTCGGCAAAACTGAATACGTTTTTATGCCAGATGCTGACGGCCATTTGACGTGTGATGTCCGCGATGATGATATTGCCATGCTGATTGAGTCTGGTAATTTTTACCCGGTTGATGAAGAGGGTATCGAGCGAGGGATTGCCTTGCTTACCGAAGCATCCAAAGCGGCAGACCAGCCAGTAATTACAAAGAAAAAAGGCAAGTAACCCATGAAGCTGTGGAGCGCCTTTTATCCTGATCTAGTACCAGAGCTTTCTGGTGCGGCGCTCCCTATCATTGATCACTGGCTGCGAAACACGGCGATTGATTTCTTTGAACGCTCCAAGGCTTACGTTGTGGATTTGGCGGCGATTGATGCTGTTGCTTCGCAGATGGGGTACGCATTAACCTTGCCTGCCAATACAGACTTGGTTGAAATAAAGTCGATATTTTTCTCCGGGAAACTGATTGACCCAAAGGCAAGACAGTTTCTTGAGAACCGATTTCCTGATTGGCGAAGTGAGGTTGGCGCACCAGATTATTACACTCAACAGGATTTGAACAATGTGCTTCTTGTGCCAGCGCCGTCAGCGAATGCAACAGGTGCAATCAAGATACAGGCGGCGATCAAGCCGTCGATTGCTGCAATCGGAATAGAGGATTGGCTGTTTGCCAAGTGGCGGCAAGCGCTTTGCTCGGGCACAAAAGCAAAAATGATGGCAATGCGCGACGTGCCTTGGGCAAGTCCTGACCATGTGGCGATTAATCTATCTGCCTATGAGGATGCTGTGATGAAGGCAACGGGCAACGCATCTAATGGATTTGGCATGGCCAGGCCAAGATTTTCAGGGAGCTTTTGCTGATGGGGCTGAAACTCTCTTCCGCCATATCGCTTGCTCGGGGTATCTTGAATGATTTAACCCCGGACTATCGCTACCCTGACCCTGACCTGTTGGAATATGGCAATGGCGCGCTACGGTCGCTGGTAACACTACGGCCAAGCCTGTTCTACACTGAGGGGGATGTCACTTGCGTGACGGGTAAAGCGCTGCAAACTCTAGGGTTCGCTGATACGCACTCTCTAGTTTCCGTCACGTCGATAAAGAACGGCAACGTCATTACGCCGGTGGATAAAGCAACGCTGGATAACTTTTCTCCAGGGTGGATGCAAATGGCAGCCGCACCAGCGCAGCACTGGATGCCTCATGCCGACAACCCGTTCGGGTTCTACCTATACCCCCCGGCTCCAGCGGCGCAGCAAGTCACGGTGCTCTATGTGCGCGTGCCTGCGACTTACACCGTAGATCAGGATACCGGACTACCGGAAAGCCTGAAAGATGCAGTTGCCGACTACATCGTAGGCATGGCCGAGAGCCGTGACGATGAGCATGCTGTAAGTGGCAGAGCCACGATGTTTCTTAATCAATTCGCATCACGCAGCACCGGAGCCAAGGAGTAAGCCATGCCCTACGTCGCGCTAAATAACGCCGCCTCAACGCTATCAGGGGGGGTAGCTGCGATTGATACCGCTATTTCTGTTCAGATAGGTCACGGCGCTAAGTTTGCTGTGGGGGCGAATTACAGTTACCTAACACTGCAAGATGCTTCTAGCAACATCGAGATCGTCAAACTGACGGGCGTGACCGGCGATGTCCTGACCATTGTTCGCGCACAGGATGGTACGGCGGCACGGGTTTGGGGGATTGGCGATACGATAGGTTGCCGCCCTTGCGCAGCTGGGTTTAACGATTTTGCAGTAGGCCCGCAGATAACTAATTCGACGAGCAAGGTAACCCCGGTGGATGCGGACGCGCTGCCGCTGACCGACTCTGCCGCTACGTTCGGACTGAAGAAGCTGACCTGGGCAAATCTGAAAGCCACCTTGGTAACGTATTTCAATACGCTATTTACGAAGGTCGACGGTTCCAACGCAACAGGCACTTGGAGTATTAATACATCGGGTAACGCTGCGACGGCGACTAATGTCACGACCAATGCAAATCTCACCGGGCATGTCACCTCGGTTGGCAATGCGGCGGTGCTGGGCAGCTTCACCCATGCCCAACTAAATACAGCGGTATCTGATGCAAACCTTGCGAGTTCTGGTGCCAATGCCGACATTACTAGCATGACCGCATTGACTGCCATCAACCGCACAGGTGGAACTTCGATTAAAGGGGTAAATACCAATACCGCTGTGGCAGCTGGTGACGTAGGAGAGTACGTAGAGTCAACTGCTCAATCAGTAAATGCCCCGGCGAGTAATATTTACGGTGACATAACCAGTATCACCCTTACAGCGGGCGATTGGGATATTTCGGCAATTGCAGCCTCTGCTATAAATACAGGAGTCTCTATTACCTCAGTCATTAGTGGTATAGGTACAGCGCCTGGAACGAGTAGTGCGGGAGTGTCTACTGGAGATACTGTAGGATATTCAGTGCCACCAACAGCACAATATCTTCCTACTATAACGATTCCGTCTAAACGTGTGCTTATTGCTTCAACGACGACCTACTATCTGAAAATGTGGATGTCCTATGCAAGCGGGACGCCTCAATTTCACGGGCGCATATCGGCAAGGCGGGTACGATGAAGTTACTAGAATACCCCATTATGCTATTCGCCAGAGTCCTGTTACTGGTGCTCTACCTAATTGCGCTCATTCCGGCGGCGCATTGGGTGTGCTGGCGCGGGTGCAAGAAAGGCGAGTTTCGCTATCTGGCTTATCTGCTCATCAATTTTACCTTTGATGTGTTCGCCACGCTGATTGCGCCCATTCTTCCGCTATTTGCCACCGTCCAACTTGGTAATTCGGATAACAATAACGCCAGGTTGTACGAGCCAAGATTGCCGAAATGGTTGAGCTGGTTTCAGCCGTCTGACAACAGTTTGTGGGGCGACAAGGGCTGGCAGACTATTCACTATCCTGATTACAAGAGCTACCTGGGCCAAGTACTTTGGCTAGTCCGTAATAGTGCCTACGGCTTGATATACGGGCCGCTGTCGGCAAAGTTTGACCGCATTGGAGACATTGCCTCAGTCGGCAATCCACGGCTAGACAAGCGCAATCCTGACCATGCAGGGCAATCTTTTACGGCACAGTGTGGAGACTATTTCCAGTGGATGAAGATTGTCAGAGTGCCAATTCTGAAACGTTCTATATACGTCAATATCGGATGGCTTTTCGACCCGTTCGTCGAGAATCCGCAAACGACTAACGCTTATCGCGCCCCGATGAAGTTTTCAATCAAGCCGGGGGCTAAGTGGTGAGGTCGATTGACGACAACCTTTCAGGGTTCAAGCTGGTTCTTACATGGATAGGCTTGATCGTTGCTACTGGATTGATGTGGTGGGCGTTGGTTGAATATGTCTTTTTACCCACGCTGCATATGATGGGAGGGTATTTTAGAATGGTGATATTCCAATGGCCTTCTTGAGTAATTGTTTTTTATTCGCGGCGAAGCGCACCATCTTTCGTGGCGGCGCGCTAATCCTCGTCCCATCGGATGCGGGGCCGTATCTGCATGCGCTGTGGGCGGAAAAGCTGCCGCACGATATGCGGGTAGAGCATTTCTCGCCTGTTGATAAATCGAAAGGAATCCACTTGGAACCGCTGTTCATTGGTGACGTGGCCTATCACGTCGGGGCCGCGCATACGCAGCCGAAAAAGGTGCGGGGCTTCAGTGTTATTTATCTGTTCTTCTGGATAATAAACTTTTTAGGCTGGGCGGTTTTTCTCGCGCTGCTGGCGTTCCCGATTTATTCATATGCCGGGGATTCGAGAGTCTGCGATGTGCGCCAAAAAAGAGGCTACGCCGCAAAGGCAGAGTTTAGAAAAATCCACCCGTGCCCCTCGACCGGGCAGACCAAGGGCGCATGCCCGGCATGGCAAGTGGATCACGTCATCCCTCTGGCAAGCTGTGGCTGCGATATTGTCGAAAACCTTCAGTGGTTGAAAACCGAAATTAAAACCTGCGCAGGTAGTCTGTGCAAAGACCGCTGGGAAAGAAAAATTAACCGCTGCCCAACGAAGGATTTTTGATATGGCCGAACCCGCACAAACGATTCTAACCGGCGTTGCCCCTGCCGCTGCCGCTACAGGGCTTGGTATGCTCTTAGGTATGCATGCCGATGCGCTACTTATTGGGTTCATGGCGGGGCTGGTTGCATTGATGCACGTCCCTCCGAAGCCTGGCGCGCGAACCCCGTTGAGGATATTTGCTCTGGTTGCGGGAAGCGCGTTTTTGTCAGGCATTTTTGCGCCGCTAGTTGCGGCTGCTACTGTGAATTATTTCCAGTGGGCCGCTGCTGTCGGAAGCGACTCCCTGCGATTTGCTGCTGCTGCAACCATTGGTGGAGGGGTGCATCTTCCAATTGTTCGCAATCGGTTTTTTAACGGAGAAGGCCAGTGAGTACGTTCATGATAATCATTGCCGCCTTGCTGTCGCTGATTGTGGTCGTGCGCAGCGTATGCGTGCTGTATCACATCCATTGGAGCAAGTGTCTCTGCGGGCGGGGGTTCTTTTGGGCTTTTGGCTTCACTTATATCAGCTTGGCTTCTGCGGCTGTGAGCAGCTTTATTTATCTGTGGACGCGGGACGGCAGGTATCTAACTCTTGCTATGTGGTTGTTCTTGTTTGGCAACGCGGGCTTAATCTTGTTTGATCGACGAAAGAGAGCCTCCCATGGGCGCAATCCGCTTAACTAGCTTTGGCGGGGTTCTTCCCCGAACCGCCGAACGATTGATTCCTGACAACGCCGCGCAGATTGCGGTGAATTGTCGTCTGTCGTCGGGGGAAATGATCCCTTTTAATCAGGGTGAGCGGGTGTATAGCAGTTTCAAGCTCGGGCCGTTTCAGACTATCCACCGTATTGAGGACGGCGCCGCTTCGGCCTGGCTGGCCTGGCAGAACGACATAGATGTGGTGCGCGCCATTCTCTTTGGTACGGCGCGCTGGTGTTTTACCGGGGATGGGGAGCCCCGAATCACCTCAATGGCGGATGCAGTTTTTGGGGGTGGAGATATGTACCCCAGCAAGGCGTATGTCTTGGGCACCCCTAAACCCGTAACGGCCCCGGCAGTCTCTCAAACCGGGGGGGTGGGGGCGGCGGTGACGCGGTTTTATGCCTACACATTTTACTCTGCCTGGGGAGATGTCGAGTTCGAGGGAGCGGTCTCTCCTGTATCAACCTCTGTCACAGGCAAGGTGGATGCCACTTGGTCTATCTCTGGCATGGATGCAACACCTCCCAATAGCGGCACGGTGACCGGGGTTTTCGCGTCAGGAGAGACGGAATTCACCGACACAGCGCCGCACTGGTTGCGGGTGGGCGAGCAGGTGGTTATCTCTGGGGCAACGCTCACAGTGACTGCCGTGGGCACGACCCTGAAGTTCAAGGTGGCTGGAAACTACAGCGCAGCGACTACGTGGGCCAGAAAGGCCGCGTTTGCCGGGACGCTTTACAAGCGGCTGTATCGCAGTGCGGGCACGACAGGACAGTTTCAGTTGGTGGCCGAAGCTATCACCGGCACGACCTACAGCGATACCCTGACCGACGCCACCATCCTCGGCGATGAACTAATTTCAGGGACTTGGGAAATGCCACCCGTGGGGCTTAAAGGGATTTTCTCTTTACCCAGCGGCGCACTGGCCGGGTTCATTGATAACAAGCTGTGCGTGTCCGAGCCTAATCAGCCGCACGCCTGGCCCCCTGAGTATCAAATGCAGGCTGACTACCCGATTGTGGCGGCGGGAAGTTTTGGTTCCGGGATTGCGCTGGCGACCGTATCCAAACCCTTCCTCATCCAGGGCGTTGAGCCGGGACAAATGAGCGGGCAGAGCTGGGAAGAAGTTCTACCCTGCGTTTCAAAACGCTCGGCGGTCTCCCTCGGGGATGCCCTGATCTACGCCTCAAAGAGCGGCTTTATCCGTATGAGTGGGGCAGGGATCGAGTTATGGTCGCTACCCTACTTTACCGACAAGGAGTTCCCCAACTACGCCCCTGAAACGATGGTTTCAGCGATGGTCGGCAGGCGGTTGTATGTGAAATACACCGTGACGGGGGTGAATAAGATTCTTATCTTCAATTTGTTGGGCGATGACCAGTATCTGACAGAAGCCCATTTCAGCGCGGACGATATTCACGCGGATAGTACGGACAGTCAGTTGTACTACTCTACGAACTCCGACGTGTATGCCTTCGACCCGGCAGGGGGGTACTCTCTGACTCAGGACTGGCAGAGCAAGGAGATTGTCCTTCCAGCGCCCCAGAATTTAGGAGCGGCTAAGGTTAATTTTGTTCAGGCAATCGACCCGCTTCAGTCGGCGGCAATAAATGCCAAGATTGCCGCAGTGAACGCAGCCAATGCCGCTTTGATTGCGCTGGGAACCACGCACGGCGAGTGGAACGCCGCCACTATCAACACGCTACCCTACAACGACTCGGACTTACAGTCACCACCAGACAATCCGCCAGCGAACGAAGTCATTTTTTCTCTCTACACGAATGGCGCCTTGCGAGCATCGCGTACTGTCAAAGATAACAATGTTTTTCGGTTGCCTTCGGGGTACAAGGCGGACACGGTTTCTTTCCGCGTGCAGAGCCAGTGCCGCATAAAGTCGGTAGAACTCGGTGAAACGCCCTTGGCGTTGAGACAATCTTGAGCAAACGTGTTATCCCCCGTGTCCCCGTAACGGCAGATAGAGATCGCCGGGGGTTTGACGAGGCAGTGAAGGAGAGGTTTGAGGTGCTTTCAGGGCTGCGTGGCGGGAAGATAAAGCCGCTGTCTAGCGAGGCGACGACCACGGATATTATTAACAAGATCAATGAGGTTCTTGCTTTGATTCAGTAGTCGCACCATGCGTGGCAACATCAAGCAATGTTAATCACTAATCAACGAGAAAGGGTTAGCGCATGGGTTGCCGAGCGAATCGGATTAGACGTTCCATGGAAAAATGCTTCTGCCCTAGGGTGGGAAGAGCATGGAGAGTTGCGCGCAGGGATTGTGATTGATGGTTATGTTAGCAAGGCTAGGGCAAGTATGCACTGTGCCGGTGTTGGCAAACACTGGTTGCGCCGTGAATTCTTGTATGCCTGTTTTGATTATGCGTTTAACTTTCTTGATCTGAAAGTATTGATCAATGTGGTTTCAGTTGAAAACAAAGATTCATTGCGCTTTACCGAGAAAATAGGTTTCTCAGAGATATGCAGGATTCCACTGGCATGGAATGGTGTAGAGGACTTGGTTCTATTTCAAATGCAGCGCACTGACTGTCGCTGGCTAGGAGAACAGCATGGGATACATTAGCAGGCGCAAGCTGGAGTCACTAGGTGAGCCGATTGGCGATATGTCATCAATGACGGTTGATCGTCGTCGCATCTATCACGGCGGCGGGAAGGGGGACTCCCCGCCTCCACCCGATTACACACCTGTTGCACAAGCATCGGAAGCGGCGGCAAAAATTGGGGCAGAGCAAGCCGACCGTGTGCTAGCTGAATCTCAACGGCAATTCAATACCAACCAAGCAGTTGCGGCCCCCGTTGTTGCCGCGCAACTGGGGATCATGAATCAGACCAAGCAGCAAGGGGATGATTACTACAATTATTTAAAAGAATATCGCCCTGCTGAAAGGCAGCTGCTGTACGATGCTAACGGGCTATCAGCCGATCAGGTAGCTGAAATCAATGCGCTGCGCGGTCAGGAAGGGCAAGATTATCAGAATCAATTAACGGCAGCAAAACAGAAATACGAAGCTGACTTGCTAAAGAGCGCCGGGATTACGCCAACGCCAGGCGCGAGCTTTGACCTGAGCCAAATAAAAGATGTTGCTGTTCCTGCCCCTGAATACGGCTCCGGCAAAGGTGGGCAGCGAATGGCCATGGATTACGTTAGAAATCCGGGCATGTCTTTCTCCAGTTACAAGCCGGTGGCAAAGAACCAAGCGGAAATTGACGCGGCGCTAAGGAAGAACGAAACAAATGCGCAGCTCCGGGCGTCACTGAGCGGGATTAAAACTCAGCAAGGAAGCGCGCCCGCAGCGCCGGGATTTGATCCTAGCGGCATCGCTGTAGATAATTCTCGTTCGGAAGCTCTGGCCGCCAAGTACATGAGCCAAGGACAGTCCGCATTGCAGGCAAGAGACTCAGCGGAACGGGAGTTGGTTACTGGCAGCGATACCGCGATTTATGACACCAACAAAGGCGACATTGAAAACAATGTAGCGCGCGCTGTAGCGGACACTCAAGGAGGCTATACACGGTCACTGAATCAGATGGCTCGGCAGGGGAGGCGCTATGGGCTGTCTGGCAATGCCATTGCTGCAAATGCGGGTAGTGTCGCAACAAATCAAGCGGCTGCGATTGCGGCGGCAGCCAATGGAACACGGAATCAGGGGATTGATTCAACGCGCGGCAGGCTGACTACCCGGCGTGGCATGCGTATTCAGGACGATACGCTGAACTGGGGCAAGCGACTCGACGCTGTGGGTTTGGCCAAAGGGATGCCTGGGGCATCTCAAGGCGCTTATTCTGTCGCTACGAATGCAGGGAATGCAGCGGTAAACAATCAAATGGCTCCGGGCAATGCGCTTGTGGCGGGAATGGGGACAGCAGGCAGTCTCGCTATGCAGGGACAAAATATGAAGCTCAATGGCTTGAGTAGCATACTTAACGCGCAAACCAGCATTTACAACAATAGCCAAGATAGCGGTGGCGGGTTTATGGGTGGATTGGGATCGCTGCTGGGTGGCGGGGCTGCTGTCTATACGGCATGATGAACGTCACAAATAAATCGGTTTTATGGTTCTCTGGCGGAAAGGACTCGCTCGCCTGCTTGTACCTCATGCGCGAGCACTGGGGAACGTTCAAGATTTTGCACGTGGATACTGAGGCAAAGTTGCCAGAGGTGGATGAGTTTATCCATGATCTCGCTGCAAGCGTGCCTGAATTCCATATCATCAAGTCTGATCAGCCAGCATGGATTCAATCGCATGGATTGCCTGTTGATGTCCTACCTGTGATGCATAGCGGGTTTGGTCACTATATGCGCAAGGGCAATGACTTAAAGTTGCAGCCATTTGTTACTTGCTGCGAAAATAATTTATGGAAGCCCATGAGCCAGGTGACAAAAGCCATGGGCGCAAAGACTGTTTTCCATGGAACAAGGAAAGCGGACGCCATCGGCAATCAACATATTATTGATTCAATGGTGGATGGCATTCGCTACATCTCGCCTATTGCGGACTGGTCGGATGAGGACGTTAATCAGTTCCTGTCTTCTTGCGGTGAGTCTATCCCGGAATGGTACTCAGTAGTAAAGCATGACACATCCATGGATTGCTGGAACTGTACGGCATTCATGCGAGAAGCAGATGGGCGGATTGGCTGGCTAAGGGATCGTCATCCAGAAAAGCATAAGGCATTCATGTTTTCAGTTAACACGATTCGCTCTGCCATTAAATCAGAGAGCGAAGTTTACGAGAGGGTTTGATCATGGCAAAACGTCGGCGTAATGGGGTTAACGACTTTCTGGAAGGGTTCAATGGAACCTACAACATGGGCAAGAAGATTGCTGGCGATATTACTGATGCCCAGGCAGGTGAAGCGGCCAAGCAAGCGGCCATCGTTACCAACCCGGAAGATCCTGCGCACGTGCAGCGCTACCCGGACGCTGCAAAAGGAATTGCTGATGGCACAGTAGGCGATGCGGGCATGACTCCAGAGGAGCGCGCTGCGGCCAGTGCCGCTTACGCGAAGGCCGCGCAAACAGGAACCAAGTTCTATCTTGGCCGTGGTGATGGAAATGAAGGCAAGGCATTCGATACTGCGCCGACGCCACAACAGCAAAGGCTTG